GAAAGTTCATAGGGGTCCATAACAACTGGGCTGAATTAGCAGCAAGTGTAAATTGTAACCGAATAGATTGAACTATTAAATTACTCGGGGCACCAACAGCGGCTGCATTTATACCCAAAGCAAAACCAACCATCTGATCACCACGATAATCTAAAAGTGTACCAGCAGGAAAAACAACTGTACTAGTACCTTGAACCAAATTAAAATTAACAGGAGTATTGGTAGTTGTAGTTATAATAAAAAGAGTCAAACCATTAACAACAGGAGCTCCGCCAGCAAAATCTGTAGATACATTAATTGAAGCTGAACCGAGATTCAAATTAATACTATAACCATAAAATATTAATCCACCAGCTTCATTATTCTTCATAGGAAATATTTTATAACCAGGGTCAGAACCACTAACAGTTAAAATTCCAGAAAGATTAGAAGCCGCTGATTTATCTAAAGTCATAGTATCCGTTGTTTGAGGAACACTATCTAAATCACCATTCCGTTTTAACAAACCAAATTCTTGAGTAAAATTTTGATGGTCAATCAATAATTCCATATTTGTAGTACCAAGTGTAGAAAGAACAACTTCTTGCAAATTCTGCAAAGGAGCTGTAAAAGAAGGATACATAGCGATAAAATTACTACCGGCAGGAAAATTAGGTCCATATCCAATAGAAAAATCACCAGCAGGTCCTTTCAACAGAGAAGGAGTAAAATTAACAATAACATTAAAAGCAGCTGTATTTCCAGGCTGATCATCAGGATACTGAATAGGACCAGTTTTTTCAGGTAAAAACCTATTTTGAAAAAACCGACTCCTTGAATAAGCAAGAACCGCATTACGATTAATACCACGCATACGACCTTGTTTATTCAAAGTACCTGCACTGCGCCCACCACTCCAGGCATAGCTATTAACATCCGATTGAAAACTTCCTGAAGCCTGTGCAAAAGCTTTCTGAGCCCTTTTGCGCTGGTTCTTACGAATATTTTTGCCTCCGTTCGGTCCTCCAGACCCCCGCGTCGAACGATTATGGTCGTACACACTTTGTATTTCTCGAC